AATACGATTAAGCTTTGATAATCCAACAACCTTACCATCCTCTGATGGAATATATGCTACGTGAGCTACACCTGTAAATGCCATATGGTGATGAGAGCACAAGCTAACAACAGGAATTCCTGTCTGAGCTACAATACCATCATAACCATCACTAGGGAATGCTGTTACCTTAGGTGGTAAATTATAACATCCGGATGCAATATCATTAACAAATGCTTTTGCTACACGCATAGGTGTATTATCGGAGTTAGGATCATTACGCCAATCAAAGCCTAACGCGTCTAAATATTTCTCGTATGCTGCAGCTGCATTATTAATAATGTTCTGCTTTTCTTCTTCTGTCTTAGGATGGCTACTACTAGCAGTAGGTAGTTTAGTGGATGTACCACGTTCTACGTGGGTGTCTTTGTTTTGATTTTCCATATATACATATAATAACCTATAAAATGGTTATATCAAGACTAAATAATGAAGTATATGAAAAGATTGTCTCAACGAGAGTTAATAGAAGAGGGTTTTGCTGATCTTGCGATGGCCGCGGCAAAGGGCGCAGCAAAGTATATAGCTCCAACTGCATATGGAGCTATTAAGACTGTAAAAGATACAATACAAAACTCTTTTGGCGGTCCAAAAAAATATATTGAGAGTTGGAAGAGTACGTTTTCTAATGTAATATCAGATATACAAGGTATAAATGTTGTAAATAAAGGTAAAAGAGGTGCACCTCTTTGGAAGGTTAGTTTTCAGATGGAGCTAAGGGATCCTTTTACACATGATCCTGTTGATACATGGATACCTGTAAATGGTTTAGTTATTAAGGAGACGGGTGATAAACAGGGTAACAAACAATTTAGTTTGATTAGTGATAGTAAAGATATAGATGTAATAATGATGGATCTAATCAAAAATAACAAGGACATGGAGGAGGCACTAAAGGATTTTGATAAAAAGGTGTTAGCTAGATTATCACAAGAGGGTGACGTCAATAATAGTACAGAAGATAAAAGTACAGAAGATAAGCCTCAACCCACTCCACCGCCTTTACCAGAAAAACCAAAAGAATCTCCTAAACAAAGGATAGTAGGTAAAAGTCGTTCTGGCTCAAACAGAAAACAGAGGTCAGAAAATGAAGAGGTAAATTTAAATCAAAAAAGTTTGCTGAAACACTTGCAATCGATGTCTCGCTAGAATAAATGGACTATAGGGACGGGAGAGAAAGACCTAAATACTGATCTCTATAGGTCTGGGTTTTATAATATTATTTAAAGTTATAATTTTACAGTTGATTAAAGTACTTTTGTGGTTATAATGATTACATGAGTAAATATCAATCTACAAAGGTGGTCGAATTAGGCTCGTGTGCTTTTAGACAGTGGCGAGCAACACATAGTCATTGTCAATACTTACACGGCTATCAACTTAAAGCTAAATTATGGTTTGGTTGCAATGAACTAGATGAGAGAAACTGGTGTGTAGACTTCGGAGGTCTTAAAGAACTAAAAGATCATCTAAAAGATACATTTGATCACACAACTACCGTAGCGTATGATGATCCAGAGCTAGCGACATTTAAAGAGCTTAATGAAAAAGGACTTATACAATTAAGAGTATTTGCAAAGGGTGTAGGTATTGAAAGAGTTGCGGAGGAAGTTTATAACTTAGCAAATGACTTTATAAAGTATCATACAAAGGATAGGTGTTGGGTAGAAAAGGTTGAAGTATTTGAACATGAAGATAACTCTGCCACCTTTAGTAACTGCATTGATGAATTTAGTGTAATGGTTAACGACACTCAAACAGAAGCTGAACCGTCAATTGAAGAGTTATCAACAGCTACCCAAGCACTTGAGCAAGTACAGGTAAATACATCTAAACCTAAGGTGGTAAAGGCTGAAGATGTACCTAAAAAGAAGCCTTCTAAAGGTCTGCCCGACTTACCGGGTAATAGTACTAAAACAAAAGGTAATTGGTTTAAAGGTACAACGTGGGGCTAGGTATCCAACATCTTACATATGTGACGTAAGATCTTTGATCTTGCAATTTCACTATTACCAAATTCGAATGCGAAGATATTATTGTCTTCGCATTCTTGGTTATCGAACCTCTCTAAAACCTCATCAAAGCCAGACTTATTAATGTCAGATTGATTACCATCACCACAAATAATATATTTACTATCTCTACCAAATCTAGTTAGAATCGTAGTTAACTCACCCTTTGTAAGATTTTGAGCTTCATCAACAATAACGATAGATTTATTAAATGTAAGGCCTCTTACAAAGTTTACAGGTATAGCCTCAATAATCCCTTTATGCATAAGCATCTGCGACGTCGACACGCTGGTAATTTCTCTAACCTTTTCAATAAGTGGTGCTGCATAAGGTGAGAACTTATCATCTACTTCACCTGGTAGAGCTCCTAATGATTTTTCAGCTGATTCGGCTACTGATCTAATATAAATAAGCTTTTCAACCACCTCATCACGTATCTGTTCTAGAGCAGTATAGACAGCAATATACGTCTTCATAGAACCGGCTGGTCCATCAACGAATACCATATTCGTATCCTTATCTCTACACTTAAAATAGAATTCTTTCTGTAATTTATTAAAATAGAATGGCTTTCGAATATTAAAATTCAGTAACCAGTTGTTATTAAATGACTCTTCAAGATCAATATCATCAATCTCCCGACGCTTACGCGAAGTTTTTTTACTCATTAACAGTATTTATGTTGATATATAAAAATTGCATGTTATAATATTAAATATGATAGATTGTGATAAAGAGTATCTACTAATGGCAGGTGAGAATGGTGTACCAGAGTTATTTTATACCGTTGAAGGTGAAGGTGAATATGTAGGTCAACCTTCTGTCTTTCTTAGGTTGTTCGGATGTAACCTAACGTGTAAAGGTTTTATATCAGAAGATGCACCTCATGGATGTGATTCGTTTATATCATGGTCTAAGAAGAATAAGGTATCGTTTAATGGTATGTTTAAGTTACTTGAGGATGGAAATTGTATTGAGCACTTACGTGAAGGTGCTATTTTTAAGTATACCGGTGGTGAACCGATGGTAAGACAGAAGCAGTTAATGAAGTTTACTGATGCATTTATTGAGAAGTATGACTTTTTGCCTCGTATTGATTTTGAGACTAATGCTACAATGCAACCTGAAGAAGATTGGGTAACTAAGTACAAGGCTACATTCACTACCTCACCAAAGCTAACTACTAATGGTGATCCTGAAGAGAAGACTTATAAACCTGAAGTACTAAAGTGGCATAAAGATCATAACTCTGGGTTTAAATTTGTTATAACGCAATCAGAAGATATTGAAGAGATATGGCGTAAGTATATAAAAGATACTAACGGTATTAATATTCCTTTAAATCGTGTTTGGTTTATGCCCTGTGCAGGTTCCCGTGAAGAGCATATTAGAAATGCTGAGGCTGTAGCAGAATATGCTAAAGCAATGCATGTTAACTTCTCTCCTAGACTTCACCTACTACTTTGGGATATGGCATTACGCGTGTAGTTGAAGTATTTAAATACAAGTATAAATAAATAGACATGAGAATTGCAATATGTGGAGCAGCAAACACCGGTAAGACAACACTAGTACAGGGGTTTCTTAAGAAATGGAAAACATACAGTACGCCGAAAAATACATATAGGGATCTTATTAAAGAGGGTGCATTAGACCACTCTACCAGTACAACGACAGAAAATCAAACCAAAATACTTGCAAGTTTAATTAAGCAGCAAGAGCAGTTTAAGAGGTTAGATGAAAAGATTATACATGATAGATGTACATTAGATGCCTTAGCTTATACTATGTGGTGCTACGGTAAGAATAAAGATGGTTTTGATACTACATATGTAGAGACACAAATTGAACAAGTTAAAGAGTCAATGAGATCCTTAGATATTATATTTTTAGCTAAGTTTGACAAGTCACAAGTACCAGAAGATAACGGAGTTCGTGAAACTGACGTAGAATATATTACAGAAATAGATAATATATATGAATCTTTATATCAGCAATATAAACAAAATGCCGCGGCCGATGTATTCTTTCCAAAAGATGATACACCACTTATATTACCACTACCACATAACGAGCAAGCGCGTATTAGTATGATTGCTGATTATATAACACCTGAGGGTGAGATGTATGGTGAAGAAAACTCTATACTTAACCCTGAAAATATCGGAGAGCTTGAACATCTAGTACAGCAACAGCAACTGGAGCGTGAGGCAGAAGAAGCTGAAAAAAAGCTACTCGAAAAGGTTAATAAAGAGTTAAATTTATAAGTTCTTATATAACAGGACGTTGTTATTACCAGGTGCAGCTGCAGCTATGTATGTGCCATCTATACTTAGATCAACAGGGCCAAGTTGGCTCTGTTTTGATTTAGTTATAAGTTCCGTTTTATTAACAAATGGGTAATTAAATACACATATTCGACCCGTGCCTTCGTCAGTTGTAGTTAATCTTTCCCCGACAGCAACCCTCGTACCGTCTGCGCTTATAGATACTTGATCTATACCGCCTTTACTGCCGTTTGCCGGTGTGTATATACCTACTTCACTCCAGCTACTACCATTCCAACTATAAGCTCGAGCGGTACCGTCTCCATTGTTCTCTTTAGAGGATGCTATAATCATTTTATCCCCTGTACTATTAATACACACATCAGACCCGTAGCCACTTCCCACGCTACCAGTTTGTCTAAATACTTCTTCCCATCTATTATTATCTTCTGACCATTTAAAAGCACATACACTCCCATCACCGGTTCCACCGCCTATAATAATCATATTATTGCTTATACATACAGCGCTTCCAAAGCCATAACCGACGTTAGAGTTGTTTATACTACCGTAAATCTGCTTATCGTATTCTATATCTACGAGGTTATTAAGATCACCGGTTAGAGCAGAGACATAACTCTTGTTTTCCTCTATTATACCATCAATCAACCTACCAGTTGCAACACTATATTTACCGACAGAACCGTAAGAACGTGTATCCGTCGGACGGCTACCTACGGCAATGTATTCCTCGTTACCATCTAAATATACAGATGTTCCAAACCGGTTACCATATTTGAGCTCTTTTGTGAAATTAAACATGTCACCTGACCTCGTATAAATAGACGCTCTATTTGAACCGGCCATTC